GGCAGGAACCAGTCCTCATTCCCGAAGCTGTTCTCCTGTCTCCAGGAGCTGTAGGCGTCCATCAGTTCCTGCCAGCCCTCGATGCTTTCCAGAGTTTCCTTTGCCGCATTTATCTGCTCAAGGAGTTCCCGGGCCTTCTCGTCCGTGTATCCGGTTTTGTACAGATCCTGTAGCGCCTTGTTCGCTTCCACATATTCCACAAATGCCGCTTCCAGCCCGTCCGTCTTCTCCGCCGCGGCTTCCACACTCGCGTCGCTGCCCCGGATCAGCATGTTATTGATCCGTTCATTTGCCGCGGCGACGAACCCGGTCGCGATCGCGCCGACGCCTGCAATCCCAAAGAGATTGGAAAACCAGCCGGAGCCGCCTCCCGCCGCCCCGCCTGTGCCTCCGGCTCCGCCCGTCGTGGCAACAGGCGCCCCGCCTGCGCCTCCAGCTCCGCCCGTCGTGACGACAGGCGCCCCGCCGGATCCGCCTCCGGGCGTCCCGCCCTTCATCACGCTGGCCAGCTGTGAAAGGTTACTCCAGTTCTTGAACCCGGAAATCAACTGCATGAAGCTGAGCACGTCCTTCGCGATCGTCAATCCTCCCAGCACCGCGCCCACGCCCAAGAACGCGTCCTTGACCGTCGTCCCGTTTTCCTTGATCCAGACAAAGCCATTCTTCAGTCCCTTCAGCGCTTCCGCCGCCGTGTTCACCACGCTCTGGAAATTCTGTTCCCCGACCAGGCTGTCCGTGATGTCCCGCACCGCCGCGCCCAGGTCTTCCAGGGTCTGCTTCCCTTCTTCCGTCTTGCTCCATTCCGTGAAGCTGCTCACAAGTCCGCTCAGCCCGTCCGCCACTTCCTTGAAAGCCGGGGCCAGCTCGCTCGTCAGCTGCAGCTTCAGGCTCTCGACGCTGGCTTCCAGCTTCTGCCGCGCATCGTCAAACTGTGTCAGCTTGTCAATCTGCTCGTCGCTGAGGATCAGCCCGTTTTCGTCCGCCTCCTGGACATATTTGTCCCATTCGCTCCTGCCCGCCCGGATCAGCGGCATCAGTTCCCGGAAGCTCTTCCCGAAAATCTCCATGGCGCTCTTTTCCGCCATCACCCGGTCAGTCGGGTCGCTGGAGGAAGCCTTCGCGCCAATCCCCTCGACCGCGGCCCAGAAAAGCTCCTGGGTATCCGCGCCTTCACCGGCCACAATCCCCAGCTCCGCCAGCGCTTCTTTCGTGCTGTTGCTCATTTTGAGGATTTTGTTGAAGCCGCCGGTAATCGTGTCCACCTCCGTGTCCACGAACCGCGCCGCGTAGGACCACCCCTGCAGCGTCTGTTTGTCAATACCGGTCTGGGCGCTGGCGGTCTCCAGCTCGTCCGCCCATTCCCCGCTCTGGGTCATGTAGCTCCACGCGGTTTTCCCGGCCTGCACAACCAGATTGATCATGCTCCGCAGCCGGTCGCTCACGTTCCCGATCGCTTCCGTCACGCTCGAAAACCGCACGCTGTTGGCGATGCTGCTGGTGTTCTCCAGCGCCTCGCCGTAATCGTCCGTGTTTTCCTTCGCGCTCGCGAAGGCTTTCCCGTTTTTGTCCAGGCCGTTTTCGTTGTTCTTCAGTTCGCTTTCCAGGTTCGCCAGATAGGCCTTCGCCTTGTTCAGCTCCGCCTGCCAGTTTTCGGTCTCCTTGCTGTTTTCCCCGAATCCCTTTGTGGAATCCGCCACAGCCCCGGTCAGCGCCTCGACAATCTTTTTCTGCTGATCAATCTCGCCTTTGAGGGCTACGCTCCTGGACTGCATCAGCTTCATGGCGTCCCCGTCTTTTTTGAACTCCGCCGTGGCCAGCGTCAACTCCGTTCCCATGTTCCGGATGCTGCTCCTGGCCTCGTTCAGGGAACGCTTGAACGCCTGCGCGCCGTCAACCGCCAGTGTGGTTTTGATCTCTCTCGCCGGCATTTCTCATTTCCTCCTGTTCCCTGAACCATTCTTCGTCTTCATCGCCGATGTCGTGGCTGTCGTTTTCCCGCCGGACCCGGAAATAATAATCGTCGTATTTCCGTCTCCAGACATACATATCGCAGATAAAGCCGGGCATGGCCGCGCGGATTTCCTGCATGCTCATCCCCGCGATCAGCCCGAAGGAGCAGACCGTGCGATAGGTCAGCCGCCCCTCTCTTCTTTTTTTTCAATTTCTTCCAGGGTCACGTCCACGATCTTCCCTTCGTTCTCGTGGTTCTCCATTTCCATGCCCTTTGCGAAAGCCCGCTGAATCAGCCGCGGAACCCGCAGGAAAAGCGGGGGCGTCATCCTTTCGTGGATTTCCTCTTCCGTCATCTCATGCCGCATCAGGATGCTCAGCAGCCTGCAGCATTTCACAACCCGGTCCGGGCTTTCCATCACCTTCGTGCCAAAATCCTCATACAGGCAGACGGTCTTGTCCATCTCTTCCCACTGAGGCATCCCGAACACAAGCTCATGCCCCAGAAAGGTGATCTTCTCCGGGATTTCCGGTTTCTTTGGGCTCTTATTCTCTTCCGGCGTCCCCGCCGCGTTTCTTTCGTTTTCGGTGCTCACTCTTTTGTCCTCCTGATGGTTTTGTTTCGTCCCATTTCCCGCGGGATATTCAGATCCGCGTCCCGGCTGGATTCCCAGAACCGCGCCTCACGTATGATTATTCGCTGTGATATAAGTTCAAAAAAACAGGCTATTCGCCAGAAAGCCCCGGAGGATTGCTCCCCCGGGGTCATTGTCGCGTATTCTCTCCCGCGCTCTGTCAGCCGCTGATGCCGACTTTGCCGTTCAGATAGGCTTTCGCCGCCGCCATGGTGGTGAAATACTGGTGATTCCGGAACTTCTTCTTCCCGGCTGCCGTCGCGTCCACCACGCTGCCGATGCCGTGAATGGAAGGCGTGCCCCAGCTGATGCTGTTCGCCTTCGTGGCGCTGTTGTCGTTCTGCACGCCGAACTGGATCCGCGGATACCAGAACGCCTTGTAGCCCAGCACGCCGTGGCGCTTCAGCACCTGGATGTATCCGCATCCGCCCTCCGGGCCGCCGTCGTCGGTGACCTCATATTCTTCCGTGCTCCCGACTTTGGCATAGCCCAGCACAGCCGCCTCGACCGCTTCCGTCATCTCGCTGGTTTCGATGTCCAGCGTATATCCGGTGATGCTGTTGTCGGTTTCCGCCACGGCGTCGTCCGCGTACAGCTTGTTGTCCTGGGTCTCCCAGGTCAGATTGGCGCTGACCGCCCGGCCCATCACAACGCCGCTGCCATAGGTGATCGCGCCCCCTTCCTCGCTGGTAATCGGCGCGAAAACCGGATACTGCAGTCCGATTTTAGCCATATCCTTTTCCCTCCGTTTCCTATTTGCTCTCCTCCCAGATCCGCGTCATGGCTTCTACGGCCCTGGGCTCCGCGATTTCTTCCGCCCGGTCCACGAATCTTGTGCCCCGCTTCCGGCTCGTGCCGTAGTGCAGGATAAACGCCTTCTCCGCGTTCCGGGTTCCCTTTGCGTCCTTCCCCTGTGGATAGATGTCCGTCCTGCCGTCCTTCACCTTTCCGGCCCTCACGCTCCTGAGCATGGCCCCCGTCCGGATCAGTCCGGCCTCCTGGATCGCTTCCTGCCATCCCTTCACGACTTCCTCCGCGCCGGCTTCCGCCATGCGGTCTGCCGTCGGCCCGACGCTCTCGCCGGCCCGCGTCATCTCCCGATAGACTTCATCCAGTCCCTCAAAGCTCAGCTTCATCCCATCGCCTCGCAGTCATAAAAGCTCCGCCGCTGTAAATCGCTTCGCGGCGCTGTGACTCCGCCGCGTCAGATCGCCTCGCAGTCATAAAAGCTCCGCCGCTGAAAATCGTTTCGCGGCGCTTTGACTCCGCCGCATCAGATCGCCTCGCAATCAAAGATGTGGTGGATGTACCCGGTTTCCCGTTCGTAGTCCGTCAGATGGTTGAAAGCGATATCGTCCGCCATTTCCAGCGCGGCCTCGAAAGCGTCGGCGATTTCGTCGTCCTCCGTTTTCGTGAACCGGTCAATCTGGAATCTGAGCGCCCCCAGGTGCTTTCCGTCTCCCATGTAGGGCAGGGTGTCCGTCTCCTGCCATCTCGTGAAGGCGTTCCTTCCCTCGTGGGCGCTGTGATAGTGCCCCGCCTTCGGGTCGATGCCGATCACAAAGGCTCGCACTTCATCAATCGTCATCCGCCTTCACCTTCTCCTGCTGCCGTTCCGGTGTCTCCGGTTCCGGCGCTTCCTGTCCCGGTCCCCGGCTCTTCCGTTCCGGTGCTTCCCGTCCCGGTTCCCGAGTCTTCCGT